GCTAAACAACAATATGCTAATCATCAACTTGCGAATGATGTTTATAATATGCACAAAGACGGTCATCCTTTAGCAGCCAGCATTGGATTCATTCCTATTGAATGGGTAGATAAAGGTGATGATAATTTTGATAAAGTAGCTAAAGATATTTCAACTAAATATGCTATGGATGAGAATAACGTTAAAGAAGCAAATAGAATTTATACCAAGACTTATCTATTAGAACATAGTGATGTGCCTGTTGCGTGTAATCCAGATGCCTTAACCTTAAGTGTTAAATCTGGTGATATAAAACTTTCTAATGAAATGTTTCAAGAATTAGGATTAGGAGAAGAAGAGATGAATGAAGAATTAAAAAATCTTGCAGATGGTATTAATAAGACAAATGAAAAACTCGATATGCTAATTAAAGCATTATCGGAAGCTCAGGATGAAGCTGATTCTGAACAAGAAGAAGAAATGGAAGAAAAGGGTCTTACTTTAGATGATGTAAGTGATCTTCTTGATAATTATAAAAAGAATATAACAAATGAAATAGCTAAATTAACAGGAAAAGTATAGTTCTGGAGTTAGATTTAAGAGCTAACAGGAACATTTGAATACTTTATATAAATGGAGGAAATAATGGCTGATAAAAAAGAAAAAACTCCTTTGACTAAGGAAGTTTTAGAAGAAAGTCTGAAAAGCGTAAATGATGAAGTCATAAAGACAGTTTCTGGATTAACAGATAAACTTGATGATATTCAGGTAAGCGCTTCAGAACGAGAAGAAGATATGAAAGCTAAAGGTGATTTTGAAAACTTTAGTGAGTTTGTCAAAACAGTAGCATCTAACCCGAATGATAAACGTATTAAGAGACTCAATACTGGTGTTAATTCAGAAGGTGGTGCTTTAATACCAAGAGCATTTTCGCAGCGAATCTGGGAAAAATCGATTGAAGGGGATGAAATTTATAATCGCACCATGCGTATGCCTACTACCAGTAATAATCTTACTTTCCCAACTGTAAAAGATGATGATCATTCATCTAATATTTACGGTGGAGTAAAGACTTACTATACAGAAGAAGCTGCGCAAATTACTGGCTCTCAACCAAGTTTTGGGCGTATTAATTTTAAACTTAAAAAACTGGCTGCTCTTGTACATGTTCCTAATGAAATGATTGAAGATAGCCCAGTTACACTTGAACCATTTCTTATGACTAAGTTCTCTGATGTTTTACGTTGGAGACGTAATAAGGATATTCTGGTAGGAACTGGTGCTAATCAACCACTTGGTATTTTAAATGCACCTTGTCTTATTACGATAGCTAAAGAGGATTCACAGGTAGCCAATACTGTTAATGTGAATAACTTAATTAAGCAATATGCTCGCTTCAAAGGTAAAGATAGTGGTGTTTGGTTAATTAATCCGACTGTAATTCCACAGTTACTTAGTTTAACAATGGGTTCTGGTAATTTCTTAGTTTACACTCCGCCAAATGGATTGGCTGGAGCGCCTTATGGTACTTTATTGGGTAAACCAATTATCTATACCGAGCATGCTAAGACACTTGGCTCTAAAGGTGATGTTATTTTGGCTGATTTAAGTCAATATGGCATATTAGAGAAATCTAATGGTATTAATACAGTAGCTTCAATGCATCTTAAATTTGATTATGATATGGGAACTTATAGACTTACCTATCGTTGGGATGGTCAACCTATGGATGCCAGTGCATTTACACCAGAAAATGGCGATAGCTTATCTCCATTTGTAACAATTGCAGAAAGAGCATAGGAGGTTATAATGACTTTTACTGAAGAAAATCATATTGTAAATATATTGCCACCTGTTGATATTACAGGTGCAGCTACCAGTTCTGATGTATTTACATTGAAAAATTATGGACATGCTACTATTATAGTTGAATTTGGGGTTGTAAATGATGCGGCTGATGCTACCTTGACATTGGCTGAATGTGATGACTTTACTCCAAGTAATAGTACAAATATTGCTTTTAAATATCGCTTAGAAGATACAGCTACTGGCGATACATTGGGTTCTTTATCTACTGCTCCCTCTACTGGCTTAAGGATAGTAAGTGGCGGCGATATTGATATTACTGATAATAAGTTCTTAGTAATTGAGGTTGATGCTACTGAATTGAGTTCTGGTTATCCAGCACTTGAACTTAGTATTACTAACCCTGGTAATTCCGTTTTGGCAAGCGCTCAGGCAATTCTATCTCAACCAAGATATGAAGATAAGAACGACCCAACAGCAATAGCATAGTGTGATTAAATGGTGGGGGCTTATGCCCCTGCCAGTTTAGGGGTAATTATGGCAAAAACTAATTATAAGGATAAACAAATGCGTAGAGCTAAATATTGGGATAAAGACAAAGCAGATGCAAATGAAACTAAACCTGAAAAACTTAGCAAAGAAAGAAAACTTGAAATTGAGCATCTCATTCAAAGCTTTATGGAAAGGTATGGTATGGATAAAAAAGAAGCTGAAAGAATTGTAAATGCTAATTTCGGTAAATGAAGCACTTAGCTTTTTAGGTATAGAAAACGAGAAGTTTTTTATCAATGGTAACCAAAATAAATTAGTTTTGGTTATAGAGGGAAATTCTTATACCATAACTTTAGATAATGGTTATTATGATAGTGATTCTCTTTGTTCTCATCTTATAACCCAAATAAATGCAGCCGATACTGGTATAAATTCTTCTGTTAGTTTTGTAAATTCTAAATTAACTATCTCAGTTACGGATGATAGCGAAATAGAACTAAATATAGGTTACACACATATTGGTAGCACAGCTGGATATTTGCTTGGTTTTACTTCTGATAAAGACCCAGCACTAACTTTAGTAGCTGACCAAGCACCCGAAACTAATTCCGCTTTAGTGGAAAATGTAATTAATTTAATTGATGGCTTTATAAAAGATTCTTATTGCCATAATAAAATCGAAGCTGCTGATTATTCGGAAATATATGAGTTGGATGGTAGAGTAATTGGGTTAAATCATTATCCTATTAATTCTATTAAAGCTATTAATATAGGTGAAATTACAATATTTAAGGTTAAATATAATAATCAATACATTACCAGTTATATTGAATTTTATGATGGTGTCTGTTATTTAAGACATGGGGTTAATAATGAAGTTGCTTTAACCTTAGCTGATTATAATACTGTAACCGCTTTAGTAACTGCCATAAATGCAGAAAATAATTGGAAAGCTGAAATAATTAATAATAATTATGCCGATAATACAAATCCAACCACTATACCAGATACTGGTGCTCTTATAACAAGTCATGGTTATGTTGGAATTAAAATAAAAAGCAATGAACAATATTATTGTGATATTAACCGTAATACTGGTATTTTAGAATTTGAAGATTATATAAGGGATAAAGTATTTATAACTTACAATGCGGGTTATGCTATTATTCCCGAAGATATTAAAACAGCTGCTAAAATCTTAGTTCAAATTATATTTGAACAAATTAAAAGTGGCACTATAAATGCAGATTATATCAAGCGTGATAAAGTTGTTTATAAGCTTACAGAGGATATACCTAAATATGTTAAAAATGTATTAGATAAATACAAAAAGGTATTGCTATGACAGGGAATGTGAAAGCTCTCTTGCGTGATTATATACAAACTTCCGATAATATGGGTGGGTTTAATAAATCAGTTCAGGATATTTGTTATATTTATGGTGATCATATTACAGCTGTTACTAAAGATGATGTACCATATGCAGATAATAATATGAATATTGGTAGTATTTTTATAACTGAATATTTAGACTTTATCGATAAAGGACAGGAATTGATTATTAATGGGTTTAGATATAGAATAAAAATATTAGAGAATATAAATAGTAATAATAAACTTCTTAAGATTTACTTGGAGAATATATTATGAAAGTTACTTGGTTTGATAAAGCATTTAAGGAAAAACTTAATTATAAAGAGAAAAATATTCTTGATGATTATGGTAAGAAAGTTGTGGAGCACATTAAACAAGGTATGGAAAGCACTCCAAGACGTAGCAGCCATCCTATTATGTTTAAAGGTAAAGAACATTATCCTTCTTTACCAGATAATTATCCAGCTAATATGAGTGGAAAATTAAATGATGCTCTTACAAGCGCTACCCGTATTAGACCAAGTGATGTAGCTCTACGGTTTGGTGTATTTCAAGATTGGGATAATATGGACGGTATTGGCTATGCTTATTATTTGAATTTGGATATAAGAACAGGTAAACGTAAATATTTAGATTATGGTTTAGCAGAAACTAAAAATGAATTATTTAACAAAGTAGGTATAGGTGTATGAAAAATAAGACAGCTATTCAAAAAGGTGTTTATAATAAATTAAATACCATATTAGGTTCAGGGGTAGAAGCTATTTACTTTGAAACTGTTCCTGGTTTTGGCCAAGAAGGTTATAGCCTTAATGATAACGGTTATCCCGAATTGGCTACACCTTATATAGTGTTTTATTTAGAAGATAATAGACCAGAATATACCTTTGAAAGCACATCAGAACGCTTTATTTTAGAGGTTAATATAATAGATCAAAATCCATCATCAGCACAAGTGAATATTTTAGAAGATACTTTATGTGAGGGGATGGATAGAACTGATATAACAACTGTAGATGGCTATAATACTGTTAAGTGTGTTAGAGTATTTAGCAATACAATCGCTATTAACGGCGTGTGGCAACATATCTCACGCTATGATATAGAATTACAAGAAGCATAATTAGGAGGATATAATGAAAATTACAGGTAAAGATGGACAAGTAAGCGTAGGTGGAAACACAATTGAATCAAAGTCTTGGAGCTTAGATGTTTCAATTGATGAATATGATGCATCAGCTTTTGGAAATAGTGGAAACAAATCTTATGTATTTGGTTTAAAAGAAGCAACTGGAAGTTTTGAAGGAAATATAACAGACAATGCTTCAAGTACTTTAGGTGCTGTAACCTTAGGTGAAAATGCTGCGTTTATATTAACAATTGATAGTGGTAATCAAATTCAATTTACTGGTGTTATTACTGGTATTAGCCCCAGTGTTGCAGTAGAAGATGAAGCAACTTACACAATGAACTTTAGGGTTGATGAAGATGGTATAACCTGGCCTACCGCATAAGGAGGCGTTATGAAGATTACAGGGAAAGATGCATATGTGCTTTGTGAACCTTCTACATCAGGTGTGTGGGATATGTTACCAAGTACAAATGAATGGACTTTAGATTTATCAATATCAGAAATTGATGTTACTACCTTCAAAGAGGGCGGCGTTAGTTGGAAAGATTTCTTGTATTCATTGCAAGAATGGACAGCTACTGTAAATGGTTTTATCGATACTACTGCTATCCCCAAATTAGAAATTGGTCATACAAGTCTGATGATATTCCAAATTAGCGGTAATAATATGATTATGGCCCCTGCTACACTTGTCGGCAATAATTTAGGCTTAAATGTAGATGATGTCGGCTCAGAAAGCCTTTCATTTCGTGGTGTTAATACCTTTACAATAGCCTCAAATGAATCAGAGAGCCGTGGCGATTTTTCAGATTGGGATGTTATAGATACAAGTTGGAGTATAGTATCTAATGAACTTATTTATGATGCGAATGCTGATGGTAATACAAATTTGCCTGGTGTTTTAACAATTAACAGCAATTATATAGTACTTATTAAAGGTGCTTCTACCGCTACTGGCAGTCCTGGTTATTGTGATATAGGCGGGGCTAATATTGAATTTAATAATACAGCTAATAAATGGGCTGTTGTAGATTGCGGTGAAGCAAGCAATACAAATTTTGAAATTAAAGGTAAGGCAGCAGATGGCCCCTTGGCAATTTCTGATGTAATAATTTATGAGGTGATAAAATGATAGGTGAGAAAAAGCAAACTGTTACTTTTAATGGTAAGGAATATTCTTTTCGCAAACTTACAATGAGGGATAGACTTAAAATCCGTAAGTATATCAGGCAAGGTAAAATAAAGAATATCGATGAAACTGTTGAAGATAGCTCAATTAAAAAAGAATTGATAATGCAGGTTATAAATAGCAATATCTCAGAAACAGAGTTTTTTGAATTTCTGACATCAGAAGATGGTGTTACTTATTTATTTTGGCATCAAACTGATATAGATAAAAGTTATAATGACTTTCTAAATGAAATAACCGCAGAAGAATTCAAAGATTTAGTTGATATTGGTATTACAGCTATTATGGGTAATAACGATAAAGAAGAACCCAAAAAAAAAATCAAAAAATAAATTGGAATAGGGTGTATCCAGCGCTTACTTCTGAATTCGGTTTTACAATAGAGCAAATTAATGATTTAACCTTAGAAGAAGTGGCCGCCTATAGTAAATATATAGAAGAAAAATATAGTGATAAGAACAATACAGATGAAGAAGTGTTGGATACTACCGATCCAGTTGTGGCAAAATTAGTTTTAGGTAAAATTAAGAATATGAAACGCTAAAAGGGTAAATAATGGATGAAAAACTTGGTTCTGCTTTTATAGAAGTTAGATTAGATAATAAAAAACTAAATGCTGATTTAAATAAATTAAAAGGCAGAATAGGTAAAATAGATAAAAGCTATAATAAGGCTGGTAAGGGAGCTGAAATTTTCGGCAATAAAACCAAAACCAGCTTTAAAAAAGCTTTAAAAGAATCTGTATCATTAGAACGAACTACCAAAAGATTGGCATTCTTATTTACTGTAGGACTTGCCTATAGTGCTGTGCGTGGTATAAAATCATTTGTTAGTAATTCTATTGGTGGCTTTATAGACCTTGAAAAGCAAGTCGCTAAAGTTACTACAATGATTTCTGGTAATACTGAAAAGATGACTAATACCATCAAAACACAGTTGCGTTCAATGGCATTTAGTTTTGCCCAAACTACTAAGGCGGTATCGGAATCTTATTATAATATTTTATCTTCTTCTTTTGAAGTTTCGGAAGCTATGGATGTTATGCGTGCTTCTGCTTTAGCTGCTACTGCTGGTATGACTGATTTAGGAACTTCCACAAAAGTTATTACTGGTATTTTAAATTCTTATGGATATGAATCAGAAAGAGCTTATGATGTTTCTGATAAATTATTTGCTATGGTTAAGCGTGGTGTATTCACCTTTGAGGATTTAGCACAAAACTTAGGTAAAGTAGCACCAATAGCAGCACAAATGGGTGTTTCACTTGAAGAACTTGGCGCTGGTATTACTACCACTACCCGTCAGGGCTTGAAATTACGTGAAACTACTACTTCATTAAATAGATTATTCACTGCATTTGCTAAACCAACTAAAGAAGCCGTTAAGGTTGCTAAAGAGTTCGGTATAAATTTAAATGCCACTTATCTACAGGCTTATGGTTTAACTGGAATTTTAGAAAAACTAAATGGTATTACAGAAGAACAGCTTGTAACTTTTGGTATGACTAAGCGGGCTTTACGTGCTTTAGCTGCTGGCGTTAATGATACAGAAGGACAATTCAGAGATTTACAAGAAATTATTGATAGCTCTGGTGAATCACTTAAAGCTTTTGAAAAAATGGCTGGTTCTTATGATTTTAAAATAAAAAAACTTAAAAGCGGTATGAAAAACTTTGGTACAGTTGTTGGTCAAACAATATTAATGAGTTTTTCTGCTTTACTAAAAGCTGCTGGTGTAAATATAGAAGAATTTTCTAATCTTGGCGAGCAAATGAAAAAAACTAAGCAAGATATACTCGCTAATAAAACTTCAGCTGAATCATTAACTAAAGTTTTTTCCAGTGGGAATGAAACATTAGAAGAATTTACCAATTCTATTTATGCTAATCAAAAGGCTATAAGTAAAAATCAAAAACCATATTATGATAAGATGAAAGAGCTTGAAGATTTACGAGATACTTTATCTGCTACATTAAAAAATTACAAAGAGATCCCATTAATGAGTGATTTATCTATTCATATAGATACTATATTGCAACCTGATTTTAAAAAATTAATGCAAGAAACAGATGAAAAAATGAAAGCTTTAGGTTGGGATATGAGCAACCTTATACCTGCGGATAAAATAGAATTTGCGTTAAAGGAATTAACAAAAGAAATTGATAATTATTATGCTAAAATACGTGGTGCTGATAAAGCACAAGATGATTTACGTAGTTTATTTGAAACAATAATTAATTCTCAAAAAGAAATAGAAAGAATTAAGGGACTTGACTTACCACCAGAAGATGAAGCACAAAAATTAGCAAAAGTATACAAAAAAATCCGTGATGCTATGGAGGCTATGGGTTTACAAAGTACTGGTTTATATGATACCGTTAAAAAACTACATCAGGCTCAGGCTGATATAGTAGATGAATCTTTAACTTGGGAACAGAGATTAGATGCAGCAGCAGATAAAACAGAAAACCTTGCTAATAAATATAAAACATTAGGAAATGAAGCTAAAAGCGAAAATGAAAAGCGACAATTACAAATACAAAGTATTCAAGCCCAAATAGATATTTATGAAAACTTACAGAAATCTGTTGAAAAGGGTGGTAAAAAATATAACGAAGTTGGTGCTATAATAGCTGATTTAACTGCTAAATTAACTAATCTTACTGGGAAAACTAAAGCTGAAATAAATATAAATAAAAAGCTTAAAGATATTTTAGACGATATAGATACCAAATATGAAGCAATGAAAATTGGTGTTAGTGATTTAAATAAATTACGTGATATAGAAAAAACTAAAATAGCAGCAAAAATAACCAAGCTATGGGGCTTGTTAGATTCAATGAGTAGTGTAACTGAAGGATATGACGAAATAAGGGCTACAATAGCAAGATTAGAAGCTGCAATGAGAGGACTTGAAAAAACCGAACCACCTACAGATTGGGAAAATTGGCTTGAGAATCTTAAAGAAAGTACACAACAATCTGCTGATTATTTTGATAAATTATATAAAAAAATGAGTAATGGTGAAGAATTTGAAAAGTCTGCTAAATCAATAGAAAAATATTATGCAGCTCTTAAAAAAGCATTTGGTAATGAAGCAGCTGAAAAAATGCTACTGGCTTATGGAGTGCAATATCAAACCATAGAAGGACTTAAAGATGCTTGGGGCAATGCTGCCCTGTACTGGACAGATGCATTTAATACCGCTTATTCATCAATTTCTGATGGTCTTAGCCAAATAACTGATGATGTATTTGATGGCGTTAATATGCAAAAGAAAAAATGGGGTGAATATTTTGAATATATAGCTAATGAATTCGCTAAAATGCTAACAAAAATGGCTATTGAATTGGCCGCTAAGAAAGCTCTGCTGGCGTTTCTGAATATTGCCTTTCCTGGTTCTGGTGGTGTTGGCAATGTTTTCTTAAATGATTTAAAAGACTTTAAGCTTGGAGATTTTTCAACTACTGGCGGCAACCCAACCCCTAATGTTAGTGGTGCAAATACTTTTAGCGCTGGTGGTGGTTTTAATGATGGTAATATAGTTAATAGGCTTAATGCAGTTGAAACAGCTATTAGAGGTTTAAATATGAATCCTAATATAAATGTGCAACCTACTATGCGATTTAGTAGACGTGACCTTGCCTTTATAAGTAAAGAAGGTGGTGATCTCAATAACGCCACGAGGTTATAATGGATGTTAGTTTAAGTTGTAAAGTTTCTTGGCGAGAGAATCTAATCTTAAATGGTTCTTTTGAAAGCTGGAATGAAAGCGGTAATATTCCTGATTATTGGCAAGCGGTAAATACTGCTAATGGCACATTAAGTTCGATTCAATCACCAGGTGGGTTTGGTGTGAAATTAATAAATGAAGATTGGACTGCTGGTGATAGTAACATTCGTATACAACAAACATTCAATATTAATAAAGCTGGAATTTATAAAGTTAATTTTACATATAAGGGGAAACCACTTATCCAGATTTATATTGGTGGTAATCTTTATTTTTCTCGGTTTTTGCCCCTGAAACAATCTTGGACAAATGATAGTTTTGTTTTTGACATGCCAGAAGCATATATTAATCAAGCTATTACAATAAAAATAATACCGATAGATGACCATGCTGCTTATATAGATGATGTTATTATAAATGAACCAGAATATGATTCAGTTATTTTAAATACAGATTATATTTATAAAATTGATAATGTAGTACGAGAAATAGAAGATAATATCTTTGCTTATCGTTCAGCTAATTTAGATTTTAGTATACTTGATATTGAACAAGGCAGCGGATATTTTGATATTGATACATTCTTTAATGTAAATACGGCTATTTTTAGGTTTGACTTTAAATTAGTCTATCTTTCAAGTAATCTTACTCGCAATATAACAGTATTTGCTTCTAATCACGATATGAAACGTGTAGTTGATTTTAATTCTAATGTTCCCACCAGAATAGATATTAAAGCTTATGAAATATTGGCATTCCTTAAAGAAAAAGATATGTATTTAGGTGAATTAACACAAGATATGGATGATGATAATGACCCAATTGGTGAACCATATTATCTTTATTCATCTAAAGAACACGATCCTAATGATATTTATGAAGACACAGATACAGCTATTAATTATTTAAGAAATGAATTTTTACAAATTATAACCAGAAGACAATTACCAATTACTCCTGAAGAAGTAGTCTTTAATAATAATATAGATATAAGCGAATCTGATAATATTAGCTTTAATTTTGATGAAACAATCGGTGATGGTGAAAATGAATATTATATTTTAGATGCATATTTATCTCAAACTAATAGAGTTTATTTATTATTATTAGATAATGATAATATAGATGAACAGTCTACACCCTTCATTAATGTATATTGCCATTTATTTGAAATAGTAAATGGTTCTACTTTGGTTGATTTATCAGTTGGTTTTTATATTTATCCATTTCGTTCTTTTTTTGTGCATCAAATTAACGCACAACAATGGGGTTATAATGATATAAGTGGTGCTACAATAGAATGTGCTGTAGCAAATGTTAGTTATCCAGTCGGAGGAGGAGCAGAAAATTATTTTTCATATCTATATTGCTTCAGCAATAATAGCTATAATAATAATAATAACGAAAATAATTTTGTTTATCTTGGTAGAAAGGAATGGGCTCATCTTCATTATCCAACTTATGAAGAACAATTGGCAGTTATTGATCGTTCTTGGTGTGCTTATATAAATGCAAACGGTATTATATCTTTAAGAGATTATAGTGCGTCGCTTGATAATAGGTATTATTTTGCAAACGGGCTTGAAACACCTTGGGGTAATTATACACCACTTAATGAAATAAATAATAGAATATATACTAAATTAACAGCGTCAATATCACGTTTTCCGATTGCGTTTTATTATCATATTAAAAATATGACACTTGGTACTATGCTAAAAGAGATAACTATGTTATATGATTCTTATTTCTATTTAGATTATGATAGAACTTATGCTGATCCAGCTGAAAACCCAATAAAGATAAAAGTATATAATAGATATGGTAATATTGAAGGAAATGAGATAACATTAGAAAATGAAGTTTATTCAGATTTAACATTTAGTAGACTTGATTTTTCTGGCTTAAAATTAAAAACATATGAAAACGATACACAGCGTTTACGAATTTATATTGCTTATTATGATATGAAATATGGACGTGGTAGCAAAAAATATACAAAAGAATTATTCGGTATAAGAAATATTAATTTAGGTGATTATGCAAGAATCAATTCAATAAAATATTTAATCAC